GGCCTGACGCTCAGACTGCTCGTTCTCGCCGTAGATGAAGTCGGTTCGAGCGCCGATGTTGCTGAGTAGGGTCTTGAGCTCTTCGCCGTGCTTGGTTCGCTGCACCAGGATGATCGCGGTCAGACCATAACGCCGGGCCATCTGAACAGCCTGGACGATCTGCATGTTGCGGCCCGTGTTGGAGACGATTCCGCGTTCGTAGGCGGCCTGCCAAGCGGTTCCCCGCAAAACTCCATCTGGGCGCTTCGACGGCATGATCATGAAGTAAGGCTTGGCCAAGATGCCCCGGTCGATCAGGTCTTTCTCGCTGACCTTGATGCCGATCGTTCCAGTGACCGCCATGAGGCGCAGATTAGCCTCTTCGCTGTCCTTCATGAATGGGGTTGCGGTCAGAGCCAGGCGGTAGTGGGCGTTCGGCATCGAGTTGCAGAGATCGAAGAAGCCCTGACCCGAGACTTCGTGCGCTTCTTCGAGGCACAAGAATCCGACCTGAGCCAGAAACTGCAGAGTTTCTTCGCGAATAGCCTGCTGCTTTTCGACCTTACGCTTGATCTTCTCCTGAAGAGCCTTCTCGTCGAGCTTCTTCGCAAGCTCCACGCGCGATCTCACGCTGGCGATCTTGGCCAGAGTGTCCTTGTCGGCGTGACGCAGAGTCGATGGGTTCGTCGGCAGCTTGAATCGCTTGAGCGCGGCCTGGACTTCTTTCTCGACCGCCTCGACGTGCTTGGTGACGGCCTTGTCCAGCTCGCTCTCGAAAGAGCAGACCTCAAGACGAGAAACCAGGGTATCGACGATGGCGAAGTTCACGCCGGTCGGCTCGGGCTTCCAGTGGCCGTCACCGATAAATCCAACGGGGCGGCCAGACTTCACAGTTCGATAGCCGGCAGCCATCTGGTACATCAGCGACTTGCGAGTGGTCAGGAACAGAGTGGGGAGGGCGATGCGCTCGCAGCACAGCTTGAACGTGCGAGACTTACCGCCGCCCGTTGCGATCTGGGCAATCATGCGCTTGAGCACGACCAGACGATTCATCGTCTCTTCTTGATAGTCGTAGCGCGGGTCCGGCGCGTTCGAGTCAACAACCGGGTTGGACGGGCCTGCAGGTTCAGGAGCGGGCTTACCAACCACCTGCACACGATACCCGGCGCCTTCGAGCTTCTTCGTGACCAGGCGAACGAAGCCTGTCGGGAAACGGCACTTGTTCATATCGAACATCGAGCCGTGAGCTACGCCCATGCCCTTCATGCCGGTCTCGATCTTGTAGGTCAGAAGATCGTTGACCAGGAGCTTGGCATCACGATCTGGCTCAACCAGGGCTGCGATGACCGGGTTGAACACAATCTTGACGAATTTGGACATGGAACACTTCCGATTAACACTGTCAAGAGTTATTCTAGCATAACTATGTGGTTAGTTAAGTTCACCAACAAGGCAATTCAATGAACACTGATTTTTCTGACCTGGAAGACCTGGACGCATTCCTGAACTCGGGTGGTCTGACCCCGGCTGACCTGCCACTGGCGTACAACGATATGCAGGTGGAAGAGGTCAACCCGAAAGACCTGCGTCCGAACCCCTGGAACCCGAACATCGTGGACCCGATCAACCAGCTCAAGCTGGAGGCATCGATCCAGAAAGACGGGATCAAGCGGCCCATCGTGGTTCGCACCCTGGAAGACGGCTCCCTGGAAATCATCGGCGGCCAGCACCGCACGATGGCGGCTATCTCTCTGGGCTACGACCGAGTGCCGGTTATCAATCGCGGCAAGATCAGCGATGCCGACGCCAAGCGCGAGACTCTGATCGACAACTTCCGCTACGGCTCCGACGACGCGCTGCGCTTCTCTGCGCTGCTGCAAGACCCGGAGATCGGCAGCGCCGAAGAGCTGCTGATGACCATGCCCATCGACGAGGAAGAGCTGGCCGGCTACTTCTCCCACCTCACCGCCGAGAAAGTCGAGGTCGAGATCGACTCGATCCTGGGCGACGACGAGGAAGAGAAGGGCGCTGCCATCGACCTGGGCGCTGGTGCTGCAACTCGAACCCACCAGATCATCCGCTTCCGCGTGTCGGTTGAGGACGCAGCCAAGATCGGCGAGATCGTCAAGAAGGTCCGCGCCGAGCAGGGCTTCATGGAGTCCGACGATATGACCAACGACGGCGATGCGCTGGTTCATCTTCTGCTTTCGTCTCACTAATCGGTTAGTTACCTATGCCGAAAGAAAGACCTCACATCGCACTGAACCCCGTTGAAGAGGCCTGCGAGCGCCTGAAACGGGAAAAGCCCGAGCGGGTGCGCCCGCTGAACCCGGATCGTGACCTGACCTGGGAATCGACCGAAGACTTCACCAGCATGGAACTTGATTTTGATGGCAACCACTTCGACTGATTTCAGCGGCATCGTCCGCTCCGAAGAAACCTGGTCGGTGTCCAGGCTCATTCCGTATGAGAAGAACGCCAAGAAGCATGAGCCCAAGCAGGTGGCCAAGATCGCAGAGTCGATTCGCCAGAACGGCTGGATCACCCGCATCGTCGTTGAAGAAGACGGCACGATCATCGCCGGTCATGGTCGCCGCCTGGCAGCGATCTCGATTGACCCGAAGGGCGAAGTCCCGGTGCTGGTGCTGAAAGGCATCACGAAGGAGCAAGCCCGAGCCCTCCGCCTGATCGACAACAAGGTCCAAGAGGGCGGTTACGACACAGGCCTGCTGTCCGAGGAACTGCGCGAGCTGGTGCTGGACCTGGACTTCGATATGTCCAAGTTCTTCGACGAGCGCGATCTGAACTTCGCCATCGACGACCTGGGCGAGATCGACCTTGGCGCGCTGAGCGATGACATTTCCGCAGAAGTGATCGAGCAGACCGAGCGCACCGCCACCGAGATCGAGCAGTCCGACAAGTCTTCTGTCCCGGTCGGCAAAGTCCTGGGCTTCGCCAGCTTCACCAGCGAGCAGGCTCGCCTGGTCAAGAAGTTCGTCGCGATCATCGAGGCTGAAACAGGCCTGCAGGGTGCCGAGGCTCTGACCGTATTCGCCGGCCAGTTCGCTGGGGGTGAGGCGTGAGCAGCTACCTGATCCGCAAGTCGTTCAAGACCACCGTGACCCGCTCTCAGCGGGTCTTGGAGTGCGCAGAAGCGTTCGGCCTGGGCCTGGAAGACAAAGAGTTCACGGTCTACGACGACCTGATGCTCGATGTTCGCCAGGGCGACGTGATCTACATCACCGGCCAGTCAGGCTCGGGCAAGTCCCTGCTGCTGAAAGAGCTGGCCAAGCAGATCGCCGAAGAGCAGCCGGTCGCTGATATCGACAAGGTTGAGCTCCTGGAAGTGCCGCTGATCGACCAGGTGGGTAAGACCACCGAAGAGGCGATTCGCATCCTGAACCTGGCCGGCTTGAACGACGCCTACCTGTTCATCCGCAAGCCGAGCGAGCTGTCTGACGGCCAGCGTTACCGCTTCCGGGTCGCGAAGCTCATGGAGAGCGGCTGCAAGGTCTGGGTCGCTGACGAGTTCGGCGCCGTTCTGGATCGCACAACCGCCAAGGTCGTTGGCTTCAACGTCCGCAAATTCGCAAAACAGTGTGGCGCGACTCTGATCGTGGCCACTACCCACAAAGACCTCCTGGAAGAGCTGGCGCCGACGATCTACGTCGAGAAGCGCTTCAAGGACAAGATCGAAATGATGGTGACAAGAAATGACCTGTGAACTGATTCGTGTGGACTTCAAGAACCGCAAGGTGAAAGGCCGCGAGCAGCTGGGTGAGGAAGCCCCGGTTTACAACCCGTACAAGGACGAAGACTTCAAGGGTCTGACTGCAGCAATGGCTGACCTGGCTGTTTCGACTGCCGGTGAGGGCGGCGATCCGAACCGCATGATCGTGATCGCGGTGGACGGTGAAGCGATGCTCATGGACGGTGACTTGATCAGTGATCAAGAGGCGATCGACTGTCTCAAGAGTCTGGTCGCAAAGCTGGAAAAGGGCCTGCAACCGACGGAGAGCGGTTCCAGTGACTGACCACGACCTGATCATCGAACGCAGGGACGACGCAAAGCCCCGGTTTTCGCTGATGGACGATATGTGGGTCGAGCGCGGAACCAAGGCAGATTGGGACGAGCTGCACGACCTCCACTACAAGGCGGAAACCCTGCCTGCAGGTCCGCACTTCTGGCGCTGCGTCAACTACCGGGATAACTCCCTGGTTGGCGTGGTGGTGCTGAGCTCGGTTGCGCTGCTGTTGGCTCCGCGACACCAGGTCTTCCCCAAGTTGAAGCCTGGCAAGGACTCGCACTTCACCAACGTCCATCGAGCGACATACCTGAACGCGAACTTCCGTCGAGCGGCGCGGATCGTCACGGA